GGGCCAAATCGATAATTCTCAAACTTGTTATCAGGTCCTGCACTCGGCCCGGAATTTCTTTCAGAGTTTCGGGAGTGATGGTTTCGCGGTTGCGATACCAATCCGCAGTCGCCTGAAGAATTCCCACCTTCGCGAGGGCCGGAACGTTGGTTCCGTCGCTGCCGTATCCGGACACGAAATGAATCTGTACGGCGTTCGGAACATAGAGGCATGGAGGCCAATAGGAGCCCGCCGGCGGAAAGATGCGAGGCGGTTCGCTGTCGGGATCGTAGATAAAATCTCCGACTGGCGCGGGTTTCTTCTTGAGCGTCCAGGTGAGATCGCCGTCCGTAGTTGTCTGTCCAAGGGATCCGCTCGCCCATGTGGGTGCGCTCGAGCCCGAGAGCGACGCTCCGCCCTCTTCCGATTCTGTTGCCGCGGTAACTTCCTGAAGGTTTCCGTTCGAGTCTTGAACCTGATCGCCGACGTCGTATTCGGTGATCGGCTGCCACAGAAATGGAGCCGGGTAAAGCGTCGCCGGTACTCCGCTGGGCTGAATGTAAGTGATGTTTGTGACTTTTCTCAGCGGCGCACGCAGCAGCTTGATCATCTGTGAATAGTTCCACAGCGTGGTCGAGTACCGCGGCGATGAATAATATTGTGGAGGATAGGCCTGCTGACTTTGGACCGAGTCAATGTAGTACGGAAAGCTGTCGAGCGATTGTCGGTAGCCCTTTTCTACCAGGCTGCGACCCAGAAAGCTCTCGACGCCTTCGCGAGCGGCCTGGAGAAATACGCCGATCAGAGTATCTTCGGACGCGATCGTTACGCGGAGATGGCTTTTAGCCACGTCGAGCGTCAGCGGCTCAGCAGCCGGCGGTGTTTCGACGACTAGGGCGCCCATTATTTAGCGAGCCTGTTTGGCCTTGAGCTTGCCCGGCTTTTTGCCGCGCTCAGATTCGATATCGAGCGCCGCTGTCTCGCGCTTGAGCTCTTTGCCTTGCTGATCGACTGGAACAGCCGTACCGCCGTTGATACGAGCCAAAGCGACGGCCGGCGGTAAATCCAAAATCTGACCGACCCCTTGTGCTCCCGCTGTGATGCGAACAAGCATTCCGAACCTCCCTAAAGAAAAAAGGGGGACGCGGAAATGCGTCCCCCCTTGTGACCTGAATCAAGCGAACTACGCTTGCTTCAGGTAGTTGACCGGGCGCGTGCCGGCGTCGAGCAGGTTGCCGTCGTAACGGGCGAACCCGATCAGCGCAATTTGCCCGTAATCGGCGAACCGCTCCCGCAGGGTGAGTACTTCAAGTTGCCTCACGCGGCGGATTTTGTACTTGGCGAGCTGTCCAAAGAGAAGCGTCTTGTTGCCCGTGGCGAGCGTGGCCATATCGTTATTCGTGAAGAACGGATATCCGCCGATCGTGTCCGGCGCGCGATCTGCGATGCCGGGCTGGAAGAGAGGACGTCCGTACTTGTCGAGCAGCGTCTTGAGGTAGCGCCACGTCAGGTCGTGTGCCATATAGGCCGCGCCCTGGCGGTACGCCTTATCAAGAGAGTGCTCTAGGTTGACGAGATCCTGCGAACCGATCGACGCGGTCCCGTCTTCAGCTCCGCCATCGTTCGTCGCGGCGCCGGCGGCGATCAGAGGCACGCCAGGACCGGAGCTTGAGCCCCAGGTGTGCGCTGTGCCGTTGTTCGCGACGACTGCCGTGATGACCCCGTTCGGCTGCGAGGATCCCGATCCCGATCCGGTCGTGAAATGCGTGTTGAGGATGCGGCCGAGACGAATCGCGAACGCGTCCTTGACGACGCCTTCGAGAGCGAAGGCGCTGTCTTGCATCAATTCCATCGAGATAGGAATCATTTTCGTGCTGTATTTCCAGGCGTAAAAAGTCAGCTGTCCGATCGTCAGGTCTTGCTTAGTGACCTGCGTGTTTTCGCCGATCAGTTCTCCGACTTGGGCGGTGTCATTCATCGTCGGCCAGGGCAGGTTATTGCCGGTCGCCGTGTCGATGAATCCGGAGGCCTGGAGCATCCCGCCGTACCACTTCATGGCAATCTCGAGGTCGTAGACGAAGCCGGTCGGAACGAGGTATCCGCCCTCGGATCCGGTGCCGAAGCCCATGTCGCGGAGCTCGGCGTGTACGCCCTTGAGGAGTTCGAGGTCCTCGTTGGTCGCCTTTTGCAGTGCGGCCCTACGGAAAGCCTCTTCCCACCGTGCATGAAGCGCGTTGACGATCTCGCGGTCCTCACCGCTGAGCATCTCGAGCGGATGCTTTTCTCCGCGAACGTGTCCGCGAAATGCGCCGCGGTAGTTGCGCGCCGCCGCTGCAATTTGCGGCCCGGAGATTTCCCGGAGGATGCCTGGATTCGGCCTGTCGCTCGGTACCGCGAGCTCGGCTTCGATCGCTTCGGCTCTCTCGAATCGCTGGATATCGACGAGCTTCGCATCGATCTCGGCCGTCAGTGCGTCGTATTGCGTTCGTTCGTCGGCCGTAATCGTTCCCGCTCGCAGCTTCTCGAGTAGGGGCTTGGCCTTTTCCCACAGTGTGCCGCGCTCTTGGCGCAGCTCTAAACTCTTTCGCATTTTCTCTTCTCCTAAGTTATTTGGTTTGGTTTTTTGCAGGGCCATCCGGCGTCGCCGGCGGACTCCCTACTTCTTCCGTGGCCGCGCACGCGCAGCGCGGAAGCGAAACTGTTTATTCAAATTGGCTGAGGCGCCTCTCGAGGCCTTCGATCATGGCCTGGCGATCCGCATCGGTGAGATCCTCACCGCCACCGTGATCGCAGTTGTCGTCCTCGCAATCCTCTTTAGTGCACATGGCGCATTGGCCGTTTTCGCAGGGCCCACAGTCGCAAGCGCACATCTCGGCAGGGTCACCGTCGCCGGCGCGAATTGCGCGCAGCGCGTTTTTCCCTTCTTCATCGGACACCTGGATTCCGTGCGCTTTGGCCGCGCCGACAATCCGGTGCCACACGGCGGACTTCTGCGCTGCCGGGATCCCCTTGGTTTGGTTGAATCGGGACAAGGCGTTGCGGATATGCGTTTTGGTCTTTTCGACGTCTCCAGGGAAATGGATAGGCAGCTTCCAGGTCGACGTGTCTTCCTTGTCTCCGACGTAAGCGAAGCACTCAGCCGGCAGCTCGGCGCCATCTACCTTCTTTGTTTTTGCGTCGCGGAAATTCGGAACGTGCGAGCGAATCTCTGATGGAGTCCCATCGGGGAACCACGCGCGCGCTCGGGCGTTGACGTCCGTCTGCGGGTAAGCAGGGAACGTTACGGGAGAGACGTCGAAGACCTCCGCTGCGTGGATCTCGCGCACGATCATCGTCTGTTTCCCGGTCGCGTCGGCGGGATCCGGTTCTTCGCTCCATTTTGTGCGTATGGCGTAAAAGCCAAAGGAGCACTGGTCGATGTCGCCGCGTTCGATGGGCGAGAGCACCATGTCGCGGACCATCTGCGTGTCTGGCATGTCGCAGTCAAACGAGAGGCCTTTGTCGTCCTCCGCGAGGGTCAAAGTGCCGCTGCGCGTGCGCCCGAGAACGATGTTCGGATCGTGGTTAAAGAGGGCGCGAACGTCCGGATTCGCCGCCAAATTGTCCTTAAAGGCCCCGGGAATAATGCGTTCCCTAAAACCTCCGAGGTCCTCGGACAAAGAGTTGAAGACGGCCGCATGGCCTTCGATGCCGGACGAGTCCCCCTTTTTCTTCGCCCGCAAATCGGCCTTCGAGATAACTCGGTATTCGCGCTTCATTGGTTTTTGTCTCCTTCTTTTGGTGCGCCTGCTTGCGGCGGAGGGGGCTGCCCGGCGATTCCCATGTTCACGGGCACTAAGAATTCTTCGGCCCACGGCTCATCGATCGGGTTGAGGTGTTCCATGTCGCGAACGTCATTCGGACAGAGGTAAGTCCACTGCCGTCCCGATCCGTAGAAATCTTTACGAGCTGCAGCGTCGGGCATGGTGAGGCGCCGCGTATCGAACATCGGGAAAAAGCGATTGGCAGACCTTCCAGTCGTCGGGAAAAGTTTTCGCTTGCTCTCTTGCTGCCAGGACTCGAGCCACGGAGCGATCGTGTAATTCAGAAACTCAATTCCGATTTGTTCGGTGTTTGCCCTGTTTGTTTTCTCGGTGTCCCCGATCATGTGAGGAGGGACGAGGTAGATCGAGCAGACTTCTGTTTTTTGATATTGGCGCGTCTCTAGAAATTGGCTGTCGTTGTTAGCGACGGACATCGGCGACCACTTGAGTCCGTTCTCGAGGACCGCCGTCAGGCCCGCATTTTCTCCGCCCTGAGACTCATGCCAAGATTGCCGAAACTTCGCGCGTGCAGCGTCGTCCTTGAATATGCCCGGGTATTCCAAAACACCGCCTGGACGCGCGCCATTACCAAAGAATTTGCTTCCCCATTTTTCCGTTGCCAGCGATAACCCAACGACCTGGCGCGCAAGCCAGATGGTCGGTTGACCGAGACGTCCGTCGAGCGAAAGCCCCGGGATGTGGAGCATGTCGTCGTCGTGGATCAGTCGTAGCTGTTGGCGAGGGACAATGTCATTCGGATCGGTTCGCTCGCGTAGCTGATCCGTCGTCTCGTAGTAGAGCTGGCCTTTGCGATCTCTCCGCGGCCGCGTGCTGGCCGGGTTGCGAGGCCAGAGCGCGAGAATCCTTCCGAAGGCGTCTCGCTCAATTTCGGCGTAGCCATTGCCCCATAAAAGCATGTGAACCTGCAGAGTTTTGCGGAAGGTGATCGCCGCCATCTCCGGATTCGGCTCATCGTGGAGCATGTCGTGAAGCGCGTGATCGTAAGCGACGCGCTTTCCAACCCGGCCGTGGGAGCTCGCTGGCATCCTTTCGTAGACATGCATCGGAAGAGCGCCGACGGTCGAGCTTATGAGATTTACGCAGGCATACACCGCGGAGGCCTGCAGGGCCGTTAATTCACTTACACGTATCCCTGAGTCCGTGCGGCCGCCGTTGAACACATCGAGCAGCCACTCGGCAGGAAACGACAGCGGCGACGAGGGATTTTCAAGCGAGCTGCGGATTTCGGCTACGGCCGCTTCCCTAGCTGCGTGCAGAATGTTGCTTAGGCCCGCGCCGTAATCGCGGGGATCGATAAACACGAGTCCTTCGGGCATGTTTTTAGACCGTGAAGATTCCTTGGCCAGTCTCGTAGGGTGAGCGCGGCGCTCGAGCCGCCGAGATCGAGCGGCCTAGCGCCATCAGAAGACTTACTAGGCCATCGATTTTCGATCGGCCCTTTGACTTTGTCGGTCGTTTGTTTCCACTGTCGTCCGTTTTGACGACGAGATTCGAGGCCATCCACGCAAGCGTAGGGTTGCCCAAATGCGCGATCTTTCGCGAAGGTATCAGCGTCTCGAGAAGTTTCTTCGTTGGCTCCGCGTAAGCGGCGATCGTCTGCGGGAACTTCACGAGCATCTCGTTCGCGATGCCGGCCTTCTGAAGGTTGTTCGTGAATTGCGTGGCGTTCCAGGAGTCGAAGGTAATTTCGCGCACGTCGTAACGTTTGCAGTCTTCGAGCACCTGGGCCTCGATCGCGTCGTAGTCGATCACGTTCCCTTCGGTCGTGAGGATGAATCCCTCGCGGGCCCACACGTCATACGGCGCTCGCCACTCTTCGATCTTCTTTTGCAGGTTTTCCTCGGGAAGCCAGAAGTGTGGGATGAATATGTAGGGCTGGTCCGTGTCGTCTTCGGGAGGGAATAGCTTGCCGCTGCAGGAGAGGTCGTCGGTCGACGATAAATCGATGGCGATATAGCATTCGCGCCCCTCGAGCTGCTTTTCCATCTCCGCGCGCAGAGACCTGGCATCCTTCCCGGCCATCGAGAAGCCGATGCACTTACGCCACTCGTCGGCCTTAATCGCCGCGGTTTCGTTCGATGTCCAGACGTCGAGGTGCAGGCGCAGGAAAGCGTTTTGAGAGCTGGGCTGCTCGATCGCGCGCTTGCATTTTCCGGCGACGTACTCGGGCTTTACGCTGATGCCGTAATTCGGATTAGCCTTGCGCCAGGTAGCCTCGAGCGTCCAGTCGTCGCCCTCGTCGATCGTCGCGATATACGCGAAGATCTCGTCGTTATCGAAAATGCCCTCGAGAACTTTCTCGGCGTACTCGTGTTCGTCCCAGCACACGGAGGCGCGATCGGATCCGGCCGTCGTGATCTCCCAGGTGAGCGGCTGCCGGCGCGCGGCGACTCCGCCCTCGAGGATGTCGAGCATCGCTCTCGTTTTGTGACGATGGAGCTCGTCGATAATCAGTCCATGGCTGTTGATTCCGTCCGAGGTGTCCGCATCGGCGCCCAGGGGCTCGAACTTAGAGGCGGTGTTTTGGATACTCAGGTTGTTCCGGAAATGCTGGACGCGCTTCGCGATCGCCGGTGACTTGGCGCGCATGCGCACAGCTTCGTCGAAAACTATTTTTGCTTGGTCTTTTTTGGTCGCAGCACAATAGACTTCGGCGCCAGGTTCGCCATCTGCGACGAGCAGATAAAGCCCGATGCCAGCGCACAGCGTGCTTTTCCCATTTTTTTTCGGGACTTCGACATAGGCCTTGCGAAAGCGGCGCGTACCGTCGGCCCTCTTCCAACCAAAGAGCGCGTAGAGGATGAACTGCTGCCAGGGCCCGAGCTCGACGATCCGTCCGGCCCACTCGCCCTTGCTATGCCTCAAGAATCCAAAAAAGTTGATAGCCCGCTGCGCCGACGCGCTGTCAAAGCAAAGGCCACGCTCATGACCTTCGTCGAGGTCGCGGAGATGGCGCTTTGCGGCGAGCTTGACCCACTTGGAGGCAGGGATCTTGCCGGAAGAGACTTCCCGGGCATAGCACTCCGCGGGGTGCTTCGGATCGACCTTAATTGACATGCTTGGAGGGAGAAGCCTCTAGAAACTGATCGAACGGATCTTCATCTCCGGCCGGCTTTTCGATGCGCACGCGGGATCTCGAGCTCGGTGTCATACCGAACTCGACGAGAAAAGCCTTCATGATCTTCATAGCCGTTTCGGAGATCGTGACCGCGGGGTTTTTCTTATAGCGATACCCGACGATCTCGGACTCTTCGGCCTCGCGGTCGTATCTAACGATCGATTCTTCTACGACGATGCCGAGACGTTTGACTTCCTTCTCGGCCTCAAACCATCGCGCATAAGCATGGCAATAGCCGGCGAGAGCTGCTCGATCGATCGATGAGAGCACGCCGAGCTGCCGGAGCTCGGGAAGGATCCGCCGCCACTCCCTCGCCGCCGCGGCGGGCAAATCCCGCGGCATGGTTGGTACTCCGGACGGCGCCGCGGGCTCTTGATCGTTGAGCTTTCGTCTGCCGGGATTTCCGCGCAGTTTTTTGACGGCGGTAGGTAGCGGCCGCCGCCCGGATCCTTTGGGCATCGATGGCAGAAAAGCAGGCTCACGCCGGCACGAAATTGAAGCAGCCGGCCTCGGCGAGCTCGACGAGCTTGTAATCAACTCCCGGGAAATCTTTCTCGATCGACTCGGCAAATTGATCGAGAAGTTTTTCGATGCCGGCGTCGTTTACGTGACGGCCAGGCGGGCAGCGCAGGATCTTTTTCACCATTCGGCCGTCGGGACATAGGACCTTTACGGTCACCCGCTTGAGAGGCCTAGGCATAGTTCGGTCCCGAATCCCATTTCGTATAGGCGCTCTGATTGTGGGTAGCGCCCTCGAGAGCTTCGCGGCGCTGGAAAGCCTGATTCCATGAAACGTGGATAATGTCGCCGCAAGAGCCGTGCTCGAGGATCAGCTGATCGAACGGAAGCGCGCTTTCCATCCTGATCCAATCGAACAGCGGGCGCAGATCGCGCAAGCCGGCAACGGTGAAATCGGCAGCGCAGGATATGGATGTGGCGATGTGTTGCGAGTGCTTGACGCCGTTCGTCGAAAGATTCGCGTTTGGGCTTCTGTACCCGGAGGTGATCATGATCTCGGCGCCGGCGTGCGTGCGAATGGGCTCGAGGATGTAGTTTGCGAGTACCACGTAGGACTCGCATGCCAGCTCCGGCATCGGCCCGTCCTTCTCGAATTCCTCGCGCTTGAAATGCGGCGAGAAACTAGAAACCACGAGCGGTCCTGGCATCGAGCTTTTTGACGATGGCTTTCATGAGCTTGCCGGCGTAGGAGGGATTCGGCTTCACTTCGATTTCGTCGTAAGGATTGCGGCCGGAGAGTCTTTCCATCTCCACCATCTTTTCGATGGTGAGCTGCTCGGCGACGACGGCCTCGCTGCCGGCTTCGATGAAATCATTCTTCATGCGCTCGAAAAATTCCTGTTTCCAGTCGATCGCGGACCGGCTTCCGCCGCCTTTCTCGAGCAGGAAAGGTCCGCCCGTCGGACAGGCGTAGCCGGCTTTGAATTTTTCGAGGATCTCCTCGCGGCAGAGCTTGAGCCACTTCTCGATTTTGCTTTTGAGCGCGCGATATTCCGCGAACTCGGTGACTAGCTTCTGGTCGAGAAATTTCTTGCGGGAACTCATATGTATAAAGCGAAAAATTTATTTCGCGACTGTGTGCGCGTGGCCGCGCAAGGGTCCGCCGGGCGCGGCCTTTCGCAGAAAAGACACCCCTATCCCCCCGCGCGCTTCCTGCGATCTCTTCCAATTGTGACAGGGCTCGCAGCACCCCTGGCCATTGTCGTCGCGCCAGGAGCCGCCCTTGCTCAGTGGAATGATGTGATCGGCGACCGTGCTCGGCGCTGGTAAGTCCTTCGAGCACTTGACGTTAATCCTGCAGAGCGGATCGCGATTGAGGATGAGCTTGCGCCACTTCTCATGCCTTCGGCCGTAGCCGCGGCTCGAGGCGGATCCGCGAAAGCGATCGCGCTCGCGTTCGGGATCTTGTTCGGCGTGCGCCGCGCAGGTTCGGCCGATGCACGGCGCTTTACAAACCACGCACATGCGCTGCGCTGCGCGCGGCATCAAGCGATCTCCTCGGCGATTTCCGCAAATTCTCTGACGGGACGGTTCTTGATGTGCGCGTACATGACGATCGCCCACGACTCGCGCTTGCGTACGTGTTTCGCGAGATATTCGCCGACGCGAAACGAAAGGCCAGGGTTCATCGGGCCGCCGGTTGCGGCTGTGATCGAGGCGCGTCCCGCCCATCGATCATCGCGAACGGCGAGTAGTTGAATCTGTACGACGTCTTTCATCTTGCGCGACGTGGATTCGCGCAGGTATCTAACTATGTCTTTTTCTTTGTGTATTGCGACTTGCGCGTGGGAAATATGGACGTGGCTTCCGTCACCGCAGGAATGAGAGAGATAGTCCTCGATCGTCCAGTCGAGCGGTACGGAGCAGACTCGGGAAGGCATTCAGGGAAGTGACTAAAAACACTTATGCGCCGATGGGCAGCGCGGCGGCGCCTCGAAGTTGGCCCGGAGCTCGGCCTGAAGCGGGAACTAGAACATACAATGAGACATTCAGGCTATACCGGCCAGGAAGAGCTCGCAATAATATGTCCGGATAGTTACACCTGTCCGTCAGTACAGGTTGGCAGTCCTCATGCTGAAAGCGACCGAAACGTCCGTCGCGCGAATCGGAAATCCCTCACGGTTTATCGTGGCACTCACAAAATCCGCCGATTGCTTGAATCTCTCGCTAAATAAAGGAAATGAGCCGCGCGCGCTGATCCGGACTCAACGCACTAATGTCGAGCTCATAGACCGCGTCCGCCTCGACGTTGGAAATCGTCGGATTTCCGAGAACAGCGAGCCTAAGAACAGGGCTTCTGAGCGGAATGTCGTCCGATTGCAGGATGTCGTGCCAAAACTGATAGTGAATCGAGTCCTTTCTCAACGTCGCCCACCACAGACGGCGTCCTATCATCTGCGCACCTTCTCAAAAAGAGCCGATTGTCGCGGAGCTCCAACGTGACCTGGGCAATGATCCAGATCGTCGCCGATTTGCGTCGCGCAACGTCTGCACATTGGCGCATCGCACGTTTTCCCCTGAGAGATCGGAAAATCGCACAGCAGACTCGCGTCATCCGAGCAGAATCGACACTTTCTAGGACGGGTGCGTCCCGTACAGACGATAGCGACGTCATCTCCGATTTTGATGCGATGGCAGGGCATTTTCTTCTACTCGGCTTCGCGTATCTGCTTCGCTACCCAGGCGCGCATCCTTTTCCAGCGCTGCGCCGGAGTTTCAAAGGCTTCGCCCCATTCGTCATTCATAAATTCGATCTCGCGAGCGAGGCATTCGGCGATATCGAAAGCAGCGGATACGGCCTCATAATCTTCGGGATCTATCTTGCTGAGATCGACGCCGCGTTTTGCCCCAAGACTGCCGATCGCGCAAACGTTTCCCTCTGCGTCCTGCAGCTCGTTGGCGATGAGCTCTTTTGCCGGCATGGAATCTAGCGCGCTCAGTAGATCGCGGAAGAATTGTTGCCCACGACGTCCTCGCGTGGCGCTCGCGATCATCCCGCGCCATTTGATGAGCTGCCAATTATCGATCTCGCAGCCGTCTGAGTATCCTGATCGGCTCATATTTTCTTCATCTCCGTTTCTGGATAGTTCACGTAAGTGAGTTCACCCGTAGTGTCGATTCGCACCGCGGGCCGTTTTCCTCCGAACGGGTAAACGTGATCACCGACGTATTTTCCGGTATAACCTGCGAATCGGTGGCCACCGGTGAGTTTCACGCGATCGCCTGGCATTGGTTTTTCTTCTTTGAAGACCGTATCGCCAGGGCCGAGCTCGTCCTCTAGCCGGCCGACGTCGCTTTTATCGATGTGCTCTTTTTCCTTCATTCGATAAACATCCAATCTGCGGCCTTCGCCGTTTTCGGCCGCGGCGATTCGACGATCTCCATCGATCGAAGCGCTGCGAGGTAGCGCTCGAAGGTGCTGCTCTCATGCGTTTTGCCGGCGCGCGCGGCGAGCTCGTCAATCGGCAGGCCTTCGGGATATGCTTCGATCAATGCTCGCACTAGATCGGCCTGGTATGGCGTGAGTAGCTTGAGCGTGCGCTCCTGCAGCTCAGTCGAGGAAAGCGGAGCGAGTCCGGTTTTAGCGATACCGCGGCCTTCCGCAGTGAGTTGCATGCGGCCCGTCTGCGGATAAGTCACCAAACCGGAAGATTTGAGCTTTGCCGCGTATCGTTCAAACGTGCTCGAGCCGCTGCTTTTTCCGGCTGCCGCTCCGATGAGCGGCCAGCGCGGGCTTTCGATACCTACTGCCTCGAGCTCCGCGAGCGCATTCAATATCTGTCGCTGGTATGGCGTGAGATCGCCGTTGAGCTCAGGAGAAACATCCGGGCGGAGATGATTTCCATCCCCTTTTTCTTTTGCCAGATTGTTCGTACTTGGAGGCCTCCCTTTCGTTTGAATTTCTCCGCCCGAAACTTTTGGCATCGTCACACAAGGCGCTGGCCGATCCGGCGCTTTCGAGAACTGCCTAGCCGCGGCCTCCGCGAGCTGCGTGAGAGCGGCCGCTAATTTGCTGCCTTGTTGATAGAGACGTTGTCGATCAGCATGGATCGAGACGATTACCTTGTCGGCTTCGGCGCGCACGGCGCGCGTAGCGCGCTCGATAAATTTCGGATCCGGATGGACGTCGATCATTAAATTCGGGATCTTCCTGGCCGATTTATTCAGGTCGACAGGTCCGTGCGTTCGCAGCTGCGCTTTAAGCTCGCGGATCTCTTTGCGGAGCTCGGCCTCGTTTTTGGCCTTCTCTTCGGCCGACTTCGGCAGATCGGCCAGTTTCGGAAGCAGCGCCCTGATCTTTTCCGGCGCCGGAGGAGGCTCGGCCGCGTGCCGCGCGCTGCCGGCTTCTGGGTGTGTTGTCTCGACGTCGCCGACTTTGACGAGGATCCGCTCGTCTGAAATCGCCGGCCCCAGGGCGTAGAAGCTACCGCGATCGAGCAGCTTGATTTGGTCAAAGAATGCTCGTTGATCGGAGCCGTAAACGCCGAGCGCATCGGCCGCGCGCTTGCGGTCGATATCGATGAAGGTGCCCCCGACGAGAATATTCAGGAGCTCAGCTGCAGCGTCCTTGCGGAATTTACCGAGACGCTGCGTTGCCGCGACGAGCGCAAATCCACGTTTGCGGCCGCGCGTTGCCAGGCCGATCACCGCTTCGGCTGCGATCGATTCGCCTGCTCCTTTTTCCGGGCAGAACGTGTGAGCTTCGTCAACGATCACGACGCAGGGATGCCAAAGATTTTTCGGAGCATCGATCAGGCCGTCGATAAATCGTTGCACCCATTCGTGACGCGCGAAGGGCTTCATTTCGTAGAGATCACAGACGGCCGAGGCCTTCAGCTCGAGCAGCTTGTGAGCGACGAGCGACGCCGATCGCGGATCGGCCGGCGTCTCGCCGCCCTTGCCCACGAGGACGTATCCAAAGTTTTCGCGTAGCGTCGCGAATTCGCCCTCTGGATCAATGAGGAGCACCTGGATTTTGCCAAAGAGCTGCTCGGCGATCCGGCGAAGCAGCCACGATTTGCCCTTTCCGGAGTTGGCCTGGACGAGCATGCGCGTCCGGAGCAGGACATCGACGTCGAGCTGGACGTTCCGGGTGCCGTATTTTCCGATAACGATCGAGCTCACTTTCGCGCCTTTTCCTTTTCCCCATCGCGCCATTTAGCGAACAACCGAGCGATCTCAATCCGCGACATTCCCAGTTCCCGGCCCACCTTGCGATAGGCGATATCGAAAGTTTCATCGAAGGAGAGGCCTCGAGGAATGAGTCGATCCATCCAAAATGAGGTACGTTCGTCGATCCACTTGCAGGGCTCTTGCTTCGCCTTCTTATTCATTTGCTCTTCGCCTCTCCGAATAGTCCGAGCTGTTTCGCCCTCTTAGGCTCGACGCGGTCCGCGTGCGTTCTGTTGGCGTCGCGAAATTGCTTCACGTTCTCGCAAACCGTGTGATGTGGAACGAGCCGACTGTCTTCGTGCGCAGTGAACGGCATCCATTTGCCGGCCGGCGTAATGAACCAGAGAAACTGCTTGCCGCAGCTGCAGAGCTTCGCCGTTCCCGTATAGAAATATTTGGCCGCCTGTAGCTCCTCGAGAGTGGCCGGAAACTTCACCGCGGGGGCCCCACGTTCAGATTTCCAAAGAACCGCAGGTAATCGCGATACATGTCGTAAAGCCATCGGCATTGCCGGCAGGCGCCGCGGATGCCGCCTTCGCCCTCGATCTCGGGGTTGTAGCGCGGATGGTGCTCGCATTTGCCCTTGTACTTGAGCTTCAGCGAGAGAGTCATGCGCTTATCCCGAATCTCTTTCGTGCTTCCTCGGTTTGGAGCTGGTACCGAATCCGCATCTCGTCGCTGATGGTTAGGATCCGGGGTTCTCCGAGGCGCGGAAATTGCCTGTGATCTGGCCCCTCGAGATGAATCCAGCGAAATTCCGCGAGCCGGCTCGCGATTCGTTCGTCGAGTGACTTGCCGACCTGCGCGAGAGTCGAGTTGGTGGTTATGCAGGTGGACCGCAAATGATCGATACGCCGATCAATGAGCTCGAGTAGAAAGCGGCGCTCAAAATCCGAGCAGTTTGCGGCGTCGAAGTCGTCGATAAATAAGTAGGGAGCGGAGACATACTTAGCGAAGACGGCTTCTTCTTCGCCGGCGGATAGCGCATGGCGGACCTCGGAGAAAAATTGGAAAGCGCGCCGAAATAAAGCCTCGCAGTGAATCAGGATGAGACTTCTCGCGGCGGCCGCTGCGAGGTACGTTTTCCCTCGGCCGGCCTTTCCAAAAATCACCAGGCCCTGCCGGGGATGGTTGCGCCAATCGATGATTTCCTGAATCGTGTCCTCGGGAAAATCGATCAGGCTCGCGGATTCAAAATGTGGAGGGAGTTGCGAGAGCACGCGGCGCTCGAGCAAGCATTCGCATTCATCCGCAAATCTTCGGCCGTCGCTCGTCTCAATGAGCAGGTATCCGAGGCCGCCGCAGTTAGGACACGGGCTTGCTGCCGCCGCCGTTTTGTAAGGTCTTAACCTGGATATTCCAGTCACGCTCCGGTTCACCAAAGAACCCATTTGATCCGCGATTCGTCGGACGATTTCCATGGCCATTCTTGCCTCCCTGAAACTTCCAATAATTCCGGCACCAAGTCCGCCACGCAGCCTCCCAATCTTTCATCGCGCTGCCTTTGGATCTGTGGTGGTCTAGGAATGCCTCGAATTCCTCGCCGGGGTTCGCTACCCCCCGCGTCCGAGCGAAAGCAAGCATTTCCGGGTTTAGGGTCGGGGTGAAATCCTCTGAGAGAGCTGTGGCTCGTTTTCCGCCCGCCGCGCGGCGCGAAGAGGGGCTCGCTGGCTCAGTGGTTTTCGTTTGGTGCCGCTCCGCGGCGCCGTTCGGTTTTTTGGGCCGCTCGGGCGGCGCAAAAAAAAGGTTCAATGATGGTTCAGGGGTGGTTCCTAATGATTCGGGCGACCCAGGGTCGCGGTTGGAGGTACTCAGGGTCGCGGTTGGCGGCGCTGCGGGTCGCGGTTGGGTGTTCCCAGGGTCGCGGTTGCCGCGGCCGAACAGCGACCCAGGGTCGCGGTTGTCCAAAGTGATTTGGTACTCGGTCGCCCGTCTGCCGCGTGAGATGTGGGAAGGCTTGATCAATCCGTAGTCATCCTCGAGCCGGCGCATGATCCTCTGGACTCCGCGACGGGTTTGACTGGTCTTCCGCGCGAGAAGATCGATGCTTGGGTAACATCCAGTGCCGTCGTCCCTGGCGTGATCGGCCATGGCCAGGAGAACTAATTTTTCGGGTGCGGGAATCTTCAGCTCAAATACGGCAGCCATAAGGCGAACACTCAAACGAGCCCCCCTCAGAAGAGAAAAATATTCTCGAGGCCGGGCCGAGATCCCTTGGGGGAAATCCCGGTCCGGCTTTTCGCTGCGCTCGGCAACCGCTCATAACGGCTACCAGAGCCAGATTGTTGGTGTATGCCGCCGGAGGCGGCTGCGCCTCACGGCAGGAACGTTCCCGTTTGCGCGGCGACGGCCTGACCGACGTGCCAAAGCGCGAGGACCAGAATTGTTACCGCGATAATTCCGACGACGGTTCCGAGTCTCATGTGGGCTCCCCCCTTGTTTGCTTCAATGAGCTTCACGCGACCCTCTCTTTTTTGCGCTGCTTGGCGGCCTCATCGAGACATTTCGGATTCGTGCAAAGGTCGCGGCGCTGGTCCTTCCAGCTGCAGGGGAGCGTGAGGCCGTAGAACGGAACGAGGCAGGCTTTTTTTTCGGTGCAACCGCAGACGCGACATTTTCCGGCGCCTTTCATGCGCGCCCTCTCGATTGCTTTGCGCGGAGCGGGACCAGCACACGCCGGGAAGGCGATCCCGAGCTCCCGTTACACCGGTACCGCGCTCGTGCACCTCGGCGCAGACACTCCGCGCAAATTTTTCCCTCAGAATTCAGCAAATAGACGAGATCGAGGAGTCGCCGGCGAGAGCTTGGCCGGAGCTTCATGAGCGCGCGCTCGATCTTCTTTCGTGGGCGGAGGCTCATCGGTTACCACTCGCGAAACAGGGCCGCGAGGCGCAGGGCGATCGCTATGGCTGCGGCGATCTCAGCCAGTAGGAAAAGCAGGTCGATCACGGAGTGTGCTCGCGGTCCGATCAAGCGACCCTCCGCCGCGACGAAAATCCCGCCGGCCAGAGGTTCGGCATATCGCGCCGCGAAACGCGCTCGATCTCAGAAAGGTGGATGTGTACGTGACGGCCAGCGTGAAGGACTTTGATATCTCCGCGGGCGATCATGTAGTCGACCGTCCGGAGAGAGAAGTTCAAGATTTCGGCCGCTTCTCTGCGGGTGTATCGCAATCGCGGAGAAGGAGGCATGTCTAGGAGGCCTTCTTTGTCGGATAGCCGCGCTCAACTAGAAACTTCTCGAGGCGCAGCACGTGGATCCGGTTGGCGATCTTCTTTTTGCCGGTCTCGAGCTCGGAAAGCCAGCTCACGCTGAGTCCGGTCTCGGCGCGGACATCCTCGAGGGTGAGGCGTCGATCGGCCCGGCACCGTACTAGCAGTGTTGATAGTTCTGAAAGTTGCGTTAGTCGCGGACGTTGCATGTTGTGCATCCTATGTCCGCATTGTCTGCCAAGTCAACAGA